TAATACACAACTTGGAACATTTATTAATAATAGCGCAACTGTAAAACTTGCAAACGGCTTTGCTATACCTAGTAGTCAAACACTAAGTAATCTATTCAATTTAACGCCTGATAATCTAGGATAATAACGTGGGTCAATATTTTTACGATAAGCAAATTCGCAGATTCTTAAATCAATTCATAAGAATATTTGATGAAATGTATGTTGAATTTGGTAAAGATACTACGGGAAATCCTATATTAAAACGTGTTCCTGTTCGTTATGCTGATACAAATCGTGTGGTTAGTAGCATACTTAAAAACAACAGCGATGTAACAACTCTTAATGTTCCCATGATGGTATGTTATATTAAAGAAGTTGATTATGATAGACAACGCATACAAGAACCAAAATTTGTTGATAGTAAAAGTGTGCGAACACGTGCAGTTGATCCATTAACTGGTAATGTTACTACTCAACAAGGACAAAACTATACACTACAAAGACTAATGCCAGCACCTTATCGCTTAACTGTTGTCATGGAATTATGGACTAGTAATTTTGATCAAAAAGCATCGCTATGGGAACAAATTACTTGTATGTTCAATCCTGACATGGAATTACAAAGCACGAGCAATTACTTTGATTGGACTAGTTTAAGTTATGTTATATTAACAAATACAAAATGGACAACACGTGATATTCCTATTGGTGCAGATGATCCTATTGATGTAGCAACCCTTACTTTTGAAATGCCTATATGGATGAGCACGCCAGCAAAAATTCAACGTCTTGCTAGTATTTCTAGTATAGTTGCTACAACATATGATGCGCAAGGTAATCCACAATTAGCACTAGAAGAAGCCATAAACCAAATAGGAACACGACAATATTTTACACCGACTGGTTATGGTGTAATTGTTAATGGCAGTAATGTAAGTTTGTATCCACAAGGTGGACCACTATTAAACAATACAAACTATAATATACCATCAACAAATGCTAATGCAATTGCTTGGGCACCAGTAATAAACTTATTTGGAAATATTGCTAACAATTATAGCATGATGTATTTGACAAATAGTACAACAGAACGTTTAGTAACTGGAACTGTTGCTTATGATCCTACAAACGAATATAATTTAAAATTTACTGTTGATTCAGCAACAATACCAACAAATATACTTCCTAGTGTAAATGCTATTGTTGATCCTAGAGTAAATGGACCAGGCATAGGATTGCCAGCAGCATCAATTGGTCAGCGTTATTTGGTAGTAAATTCACTTGGCGGCGCGACACTAGGCAACGGTGCTGCTGCTTGGCAGAATGCAAATACATCTATTACGCAAGCACAACCAAATGATATCATTCAATATACAGGTAATGCTTGGATAGTTTCATATCGTCCTAACGCAATAAGTAATGCAAGTTATGTTACTAACACGTTTAGTTCACACCAATATGCATGGAATGGCAGCAGTTGGGTAAAAAGTTGGGAAGGTTCATATAGTGGTGGTTTTTGGTCAATAGTAATTTGATTGTGCACAACTTGTGTGTTATTCTACTTGTATGAAAAATAAAAAGACAGTTATAAACCGTGATTTAACAGCAGTAGGCGCACTCTTTATAAGTGTTAGTAGCGAGTGTGCACTTTTTTTATTACGTGATCAAGATACATATAGTAACACTTGGTCACTTGTTGGTGGTAAACTTGAGTCAAACGAAACACTCTATGGTGGGTTGATTAGAGAAATTAAAGAGGAAATAGGTTTTGAACCTACAATCTTAAAAGTTTTGCCTATAGAATATTTTCAATCACCCGATGGACATTTTAATTATCATACATTTGCTGTAATTGTTCCAACTGAATTTATACCAACACTTTCAAAAGAACATAAAGGATTTGCGTGGTGTAAATTAGATAATCCACCAAAACCGCTGCATCCTGGTTTATATCGTAGTTTGCAAAATAAAGTAATAAAAGACAAACTATCTACTATAAAAAATATATTAGAAATCGCCTTCTAGTATTGCACCACGCACACTTATTTCATGAAAGTTTGGTAAATTGTAAAGTTCTTGACTAAAGTCATACGTGTGTAAATTACGTACTCTATAAAACTGCACATTACTGTATGTGTAAACTACATTTGTTAAATGTGCTATGTGTTTTTGAAATCCAAAATCATTAGTTTCATAGCCAAGAGTGCCGTTATAAATGTTGAAATGCGCATCATCGCTGCCATCAAAACCAAATAAAAATACCTTTTTTGCGCCATCAAATGCTGCCAAGTAAGCAGCAGTGCTGCCACTATCCATATACCAAATGTTAGGAATTAAGTTACAATTGCGATATGCTAACCATAAATCATTTGGTAAAAAAACTTTTGTATAATCTATTGGCGCGCTATCTGCAAAGAAAATATTGGTTTTCCATATGTAATAATCAGCAGGCGTGTCACGATAAGCAGCGTTACAGGCATAGGTTGTTTTATAACCTTCTGCAACTCTAATATTATTTTGATTTAATAATAACTGCACATCAGGTTCTAAGCGACTGATACCATTTCCTAATACGATAGCACTACTTACATCACGATCAAATGGAAAATCTCTAGGTTTCACAAGTAATGATTGTAATTGCTCATCTTGCACATATGTAACAGGTTCGCCTGTATAATTTCTACGGTAAATCGGTTTTTGTAATAGCGGCATACAATTATTTATAGTATTGGGATTTCGCTTGGGAAGTCTGCAAGATTATATTTTTCTTGGCTAAGTTGTGTTGAAACATAACGATTGCTTTCTGCATCAAGTTCATAGTTTTCAAGTTCAAAATCTGGATAATTACCACTTGCCTTCCAAGTTGCATATTCTACGAAATGACGATTATGCACATCTTGTGGAATATGCCATCCGTTTTCATTATCTATGAGTGTTCCATGCCAAGTTAATGTATATTTTGTCATTTATTACTCCGATAAAAATATTTATAGGAAAAAATATTACTTTCTACCGATATGTATATTATCTTTAAGATATTTGTAATGCGTTGGTAATGTTTCAATATATGCCAACACTTCATCACGATGTTCTAACCACTTGTTATAAACATCTTCGCGATAATTCAATGGTTCGCCATATTGTCTATCTAAGAAATCACTATGAGTTGAATCAATTGGATTTAACCCCATACCCGCATAGATATAAACTATTCCACCAATACCAGTAGTCTGCATTCTACGTTCACGATGAGTTTGTAGTGCAAGTTCAATATAACCATTGTAAAGTTTTGGTTCCATTTTATTCATTTCGGGACTAAAACTATTGCTTGTTACTGCTTTCCAATATGGTGTATCATCACGCATACTTAAAGCATAATGTTCACTGACAAAATCTTTAAATCCTGTAATCTGTTCTTGAAGTGCATGATTAAACATATCAACATCAAATTTACTAACAACACCATTACGCTGTTTTAATGCGTTTACCATTTTAATAATGGCTTCGTGAGTAAGCATTAAACCTGTTGACTCAAGTGGTTCAATAAATCCATTTGATAAACCAATACCAACAACGTTTCGTTCCCATGCACGAGCATGCACACCATGACGAATTTTAATATGTCTAAGTTCTGCTTGTTCGGCACGTTTTGCTTCTGGATAAACCATACGGTTACTTGCTAAATGTTTACGAAACTGTGCTTCGGCTTCTGCTTCAGTTGCATACTTGCTACTATAAACATAACCAGTTCCAATTCGGTTAAACAGTGGAATATTCCATACCCACCCACATTCAATTGCTGTGCAACTGGTATAATTTTCCATTTCCTTATCTTTATCAATATAAGGAATAATTGTTGCAATAGCACGGTCGTTAAAAAGAGTATCACCAAAACTTTGAAACTCTACGCCCATTGCGTTTTCAAGCAGCATGCTCTTAAAACCTGTGCAATCAATATACAAATCTGCAATTAAATCACCGCTATTTTCGGTTTGAATTGCACTTATATCACCATCATCAGTTTTAGAAAATCCAGTTACGTTATCTTTAATATGTGTCATGCCGCTTGGCAAACATACGTGATCACGCAGATATATTCCGAATGCAGTTGCATCCATATGATATGCAGTATCTAACCAGTGACGAAATCCACGAATTTTTCCATTTTCGTTTTTAGTCATTTTAGTTTTATCAGTCATTAAAATACTATCATGAAAAAATTCAGCAAAGTTGCTTGGATCAATATTTGGATTATTTGCACGAATTAAAAACCAATCCATTAATCCACGAGGTTTTTCACTAACATCAAATATACCAAATGGGTAATGGAACATATGTGGTTTTTTAGTTGGATTTTCACGAAAATCTATAAATTTTATACTTGTTTTGTATGTTGCATTACAGTGAGGCATCCAATCTTCATCTTTTAAACCAATAAAATGAAAATACTGATTTATATGCCCAAGTGTCGATTCACCAACACCAATCGTTGAAATGTTTGGAGATTCTACAAGAGTTAATTTAATATTTGGAAGTTGCTTAGCAATTGCTGCTGCGGTCATCCAACCGCTGCTTCCACCACCTACAATACAAATTGATTTGATATGTCTGCTCATACTGGTATATAGTTAACTGTTAAAACTATTCTTTTATTATAAGTTGTAGGAGTGCTACTGCTGTGGTAATATTTACCATCAAATACAAATAATCTATTTTTCTTTGGAGTGCAACGTTCTGCAATCGTAAAATTAGTAGTTTCTAATGTCTTTCTATGATCGAAACCAATATCCTCTGACCACGTTTGATCATAA